GCAGGCTTGGCGTTCTCGATCTTGGGCTTCGGCTTCAGGATCGTGCTCAGCACGAGGAAGACCGCGAACAGCGCCAGTAGCGTGAAGAACTCCGCTTTCTGCGGCTCGGTTGGATCAACCGGAGCCTTGGGCGCGAACCACTGCCAAGCGACCATGACCAGCATGGTCAGGCCGAAGGCGATCTTCTCATGGATAGGGGTCTTCACTGCAATCTCCTCAGATATTGGGCCGCTGATTCCAGAATATCCGGCGAATCCTCTAGATACCCGAGAGCGACATTACAGCGGTGATGAAGTAGCCCTCTGACCCGACCTGTTTGGTGGCAGTGGTCAATATCGTATCGACCATTTAGGGGTTTCCGACACACCGGGCACAACCCACACTGCTGCTCCATGAGTTGCTCTAACTCAGATCGCGTGATTCCGTAGGTTGAGCACCGAACTGTGTTCCGCACGAACTCACGCTTCTTTGCACGATACTCCTTCTGCTGCCTCAGCACCTTCTCTCGGTTACGGCTATAGTACGTCTCAGGCATTATCCAACCCATTCGTAAAGATGTTCTTCAACGGAACCCAGGCAAAGCCGCCGAAGTTCTGAACATTTGAGAACTTGGAACCACACGTCCCGATGGAGTGGTCGCATCCGGCGAACACTTCGACCGTCTGCCCAAGGGGGCTGCTGGGGAATGGTAGCAGCAGACGGATGTTGTCGCCAGTGTGGTTGATGATGAGGCGGAAGTCGCCGTTGGGAAGGGCGATGTATCCGCCGGTGGCCCAGTTGCTGCCCTTGGCCGCAAGGCCCTGGATAGACAGAATGTCGTTCGACACGCCCGTGACTTCGTTCTCGTGCCGGAACAGCGACTGTGCGACCGTGCAGCCCTGGTCATACAGGACGTGGTTGCAGATCGTGCTGTAGACGAAGCGGGGGATTGAGTCCGCCAGATCGCCGCTGAGAGGCAGGACCGCAATCTCGGCCTCCAGCCCGTTCTGTGAGAACGCCACGGTCTTCGCCACACCCTTGAACATCTGGAGCACTTCGTTCGAGCCGTCATTGCGGTGAACGCGAAGAATCGTCAGCGTGGCACGCTGGCCGGGCACACTGTTGATGTACCGGCGCACGAGGTTCGTGCTGGCAGGCACAACAATCTTCAGTGCCTCAGCCCGCTCGTCAGGGTTGAAGAAGATGGCCTCGCGGCGAATCTCCAGTGGGAGATATGTCAACGAGTTGTACGTCACTGGCGTCGGGTTGGTGGTCCAGAGGAACGCTTCGGTACCGAGCCGGAAGTCGAAGAGTTCGATCGGCTGTCCGGCCTCAACGCTGCGCTCTTGTGTGCTGAAAGGCATGGGTTACTCCAGGACGCCACGGACAGGGAAGCCGATCTTCGCGGTGCCGTTAGCGTCCGCGTGAACGATCACAATATCATCGCTGTCGATGCGAACCTTCTCCAGGAACTCAATCCGCTGCACGTCGTCCGGTGCGATGGTCTGAAGGATCGTGCTGCTCAGAGTCAACTGCTCAGAGAACTCATCCACCTCGGCGCTGTTGGTGATAGTCCGTGTGAAGATCGTGCCGCTCTTCAGGATGATCCTGATATCCACCTTGGGCGTGCGCTGCTTGGCGTAGCGTGCGTAGCCGACGTTGTGGATCGTAAGGGCCGCACCGCCCGAGGTGTAGGTGGTGAACAGGGTGATGTCCTTCGTGAAAGTGGGCAGATAGAATGACACCTGACGGCCACGCAAAGCATGAAGGAGTCGCCGCACAGACCAGAGGCCCGCCCGAGTGCGGGTGATGAACGTCTTCGCGGAGCCGTGCCGCGCACGATTCCACGTTGACGACTGAGAGAACTTTCCAGTCGATCCATCGAATACTGTGATCTGCCTGTTGATGGTGCCGTCCAGAGTCAACTCAATCGCATTCGGGTCAGAGAGAAGCACCTTGCCCGCGTAGGTCGGCCAGCCGCTGGTGCTGGACAGGTCCACGTCGCTGTCAAGAACGCGGAACCTCATGGCAATCTCGGCAAGGTTGTTGGCGTACTTCTTCTCGCGCGCCGGCTCGCTTGTGATGCAGGTACGAAGCGGCATAACGCGAACACCTGCACTGTAGTTGTTCGAGATGGGAGTGCTGAAGTTGATGGTGTTGCTGCTGACGCTGGCCACTTCGAGAGCGTCAAACTTCGTCTCACTCTCGTAGACGATGGCCAGCCCGCCCTGCCTAAAGTCTCCGATGGTGGTATCCGTGACGCTGAGGCTCGTCTGCCCCGATGTCGCGGCGGCAGTGAGGAATGAGGGTTCGGTCCAAACAGGGACGCCGAAGACCCGGCTCTGCCAGTCAAACAGCAAGAAGTCCAACTTCTGCCGTTCGGGGCCGTCTTCCCGCAGCAACTTGAAGTCGAACTCCTGACGAGGGGCGAGTCGCAGACTGATCCGCTGCTCGGTTCCGTCCTTGTGCTCCAGCACGTCGGTGAGGAACTGCAACCGTTCCGTCAACGGGGCCTCTGGCTCGAACGGGAACATGACGATGCGGGTGCCGGTGATGGGGATGGACAGGAGGTACGATTCCTCCGTGTCGAAGTCCAGGGTCGTGTTGATAGTGGGCGCACCGTCAGGCGTCACCTCCAGGGTCAGCACCAACGATTCCTGCGGCGGGATGCTGAACGGAAGCGACGGCAGATCGGTGATGCTTGTTCCGGCTCCGGCGTTGTTGATGAATGCCTCCAGGTCTTTCGGCTCCTGGAGGAAGGCGTTGTAGATGTCGATGGTTCGCACGATGGTTGTGAGAATGTTCCCAAGGTCAATGCGACGAGGCAGGATATGGATGATGTTGAACCAGTGATCGCCTGGACCCTGAACATCAGGAGAACCAACGACTTCAAACTCCGTCTGCCCCTGCGCTGGGGTGGGGTTGTTCTCATACACCACCATCGTTCGCTCAGGAAAGGCGAGGGCATCCGGTGCGATCACCGGGATTCGTTCACGCATACGCACCACGGGATTGCCCAGTGAGGCGGACTGGTTGACATGGAGCCTGTCGGTTAGGAACCGGGTCAACACGTCAGGCATGATTGATGGGAATGACGACATCAAGTCACCTTGCGATAGACGATTCCGGCGTAGAGACTCCCTTCGCTCGAAGTCACCAACTGCTTACGAACGATCGGGAAGACCTTGTACGTTGACGCTCCGATTGTGAACTCGTCTCCGGGGTTGAAGTTGGCCATCTGAATCAACCACTGGTCCGGTGCGAAGCCGAGAAGGATCACCTGCGACGGAGAAGGGGCCGAGTTTCGCCACCAGACCGGGAGGGGAATCAGTGGGAGGAATCCATTCAACAGGCTGGCCCGCAGGAATCCATACGAAGACAGCCACGGGTTGTAGTTGGTCAGTGATCCGGGTCCACCGACCCGTGCGTTACCGCCGCGATCGTTACCAGAGATTGCGGAGGTGGCACTGAAGAGCATCCACCGCATACCGCCGGTTTGATTCGGCATCCCCTCAACGTGAAGCGAGCCTGCACGGTTCGCCTCGGCAGCCGTGGCTCCACTCAGAGAACTCCAGAGGATGGCGTTCGACGTGAGCGTGTTGCTCTCCTGAACGTGACCCAAGGCGTACTCACCACCAGTCCAAGTTCCAACCTTGTCGATCGTCCCGAACGACCAGTGGCGGTAGAGGCCGGGCGAGTATTCCAGAACGCAGTGGATATACTTCGTAGTCCCGTCCGTGAAGAAGTGGTAGGCTGTGAATGGGCCGTTGCCGATTCCGTTGACGCGACGCCCTGATGAGATGGTGGCGTTGTACGGGGCGCTGGCGTCCACGGTGCCGCAACCATCGTCACCGACCTGATTGCCAGGAGCCGTGCCGGTGCCTGTAAATCCGCTGGAGTGGAAAATGGCGAAAGCGTTGGAGTTGTCCCAGCGGAACTGTACGAAGACGCTGCCGTTGTTTATGGCCATCCAGTCATTCGTTGTAGACATGATGTTGGATGTCCAGCCCTGCGCAACAGCAAAGTCATGCAGAGTCTGCATCAGGTCTTCGATAGAGGATGCTGTGCCGGTCTGGTATGCCATGAATCAGTCCTCTCGGAGCGCCCACAGCGCCCAGTTGTCGGTGCGGGTGCCGTTCTGGAACACGGTGAATCGCTGATCTCCGTCCGTGAATCGGTTCTCTGGCACGATGCCGGTTGCCGCCGCGTCAAACCAGAAGCAACCGTCAATCTCACCGTAGATGTTGTTCGGAGCGGTGCCAATCAACGTGCCAGGGATGCGAACGAACCGATCGCCGCCGGAGAACAATGACCGAAGAAGTCGATCCTGCTGAGTTCCTGGAAGGCCGGATGTTGGAATAAATGATGACCACGTTAGTGAGTTGTTGTACCACGAATCCTCAGAAGGAACTCCTGATGGGGACGAGACTCGGCCCGCTGGGAACACCTGGATTCCTCCAGTGTTACTATTGCGAGATGAAGATACACCTGTGGAGTTCCAGATATCAACCCAGGTTCCTGTCGGGGTTCGGAGAAGTCCAGGGCCTGATCGCGTACCAGACACCTGCACAGGGTCCATGAACCCAGAGGTTCCAATGGTGCTCGTGCTGGGCAACTGGAATCGCTCCGTGGTTGAACCCGCGATGAAGATTGGGTATGGCCACTCGTTGCCGGTGGCGAATGGGTTGAGGAACCCGAGATGGAAGCAGGAGTAGCAGGTACCAACCTTGGCCACGCCGACGATGCGCCGCGGAGTGATGCTCAGCCACCAAGTCACCGTGGCGTTCGAGAGCAAGACATAGCAGCCACCAAAGTCCACGCCCGACGAAGAGGTTTCGAGGCCGGGCGATCGCCCAGGCTGGTCGTTGTACGGCAGGCCAGCGGTAAAGCCGGTGAAGCCGTGGACAATCATGTTGCGAGCACCGGACGAAGAATCAAAGAACGTCTTCCATCCGACGTAGATTTCGTCGGTGCCGCTGCCTTCACCCTCCATGATGATCTCGCGCTCGCCTGAGCCGAAGGTCAGGTTGAGCGTACAGCCGGAGCCGGTACCGCCGGTCGTAGAGGCTGGATTGCCTGGGGCTGTCGTGTAGTCGCCCCAGTCCTCCACAGTGACAGTGCCCACGACGCCAGAGGGGGCGGTGGCGACGCGCACTGTGGCGGGTCGGCTGAACGTGCCGCCGCCGATGGTCAGGATATCGCCCACGGTGTACCCGGTGCCGCCTGCCGCGACCGCCGCCGACGCCAGGGCCTCCGGGCAGCCCACGGAGCGGCGGTCCAGCCAGCCGTTGGTGTCCCAGGTCAAGGTGAACTCAGCGCCGCTGCCTGCTCCACCAGTCACCGCCGCATCATTCGCAGGGGTAGCGGTGTAGAGTCCGGCGTTGCGGATGCGGGCCGTGAGAATCTCCCCGCCTCCGCCCACGGTGAGTACCTCGATCTGTGCCGCAATCACCGACGTGCCGCCGGAGACGGTGAGGATGTTGCCTGCAACGTAGCCGGTGCCTCCATCCGCAACTGCCGCGATCGCGTGCAGTGAGGTGCCGATCGCGCAACGCCGCACGATTGAGGCGAAGGTCTGATACGTCGTGGATGTTCCAAAGATGAACGCCATCAGCAGTTCTCCAGATATTCCGCCGCTCGCCGAAGACGTTCAGGGCAGTCACCCATACGTCCGAGGGAGACGTTACAGGCGTCGCACAACAGCCCTCGAATCTTACCCGTCTGGTGGCAGTGGTCAACCGCCAACGCCTTCTGTCCGTTCGTTCGTCGGCAGATCGCACAGACGTGACCTTGTTCTCGGGCCAGAGCCTCGAAGTCTTCCGGGGTGATTCCGTACTGCTTCAGTTGTCCTCGACGAACATTCTTCTTAGCCCGCTCGGGGTTAGCAGCGGTCCAGGCCCGCACCCGTTCCCGACTTCGACGCCGAAACTCTTCCTTTCGCTCGGGCGGCAACGAATCATACCACTTCTTCGTAGCGGAAGGTGATCCCATTATGCGTTCCCCAGTTGGCGATTGATCGCGCTACGGTTCTTGCCGATGATGTTGACGATCACCTGCTCATTCTCCGGGTCGTTGAGGGCCGAGTTGACCATCGAGGGATCAAGCACGTTGACCACAGTGACGTTACTCTGCGGAGCCGCCGCAGGCAAGGCGTTGTTGGGGATAATCGTGCCAGACTGGTTCGGCTGGAAGATTTCCGGGCCTCGCTCACCGACAAGGTACGGCTGCCCCATGCTTACCGGACCACCTTCGGCCCGAGCACCCGCCAGCGCCGTGATGACACCACCGAATGCGCCGGACGTGCCGCCCGTCAGAGCGTTGAAGATGGCGAGGATGGCCTGACGCGCCAGCAGACGGGTGATATCCGCGAGGATCGAGTCCACCAACTTGCTGAAGTTGAACTCGCCCGTCATCACGAAGTCCACAATGGCGTCCTCGGCGGCAGAGAAGGCGTTGGTCATCGCCTGCTCGATACCACCAGCCACGTCGCTGACCTTCAGGAAGAGGCGGTCCAGACCGTTCTCAAAGCCAGCCAGCAGCGACGGATCACCGGCGCGAGCCGCGATTCGCTGCTCCGCCTGGAGCCGCTCCAGGGCACGACGGCGGTTTGCGTCCGTCTCAGCGGCCAGGAGTTGCTCAGTGACGCTGATCTCCCGGAGGAGCCGGGCACGGTCGCCGAAGACGCCGTTCAGAATCTGCTCTTCGATCGTGCGCTGTTGCACTTCGGTGCGAAGCGTGCGCAAGTTCTCCAAAGCCTGCTGGTCAATCTCCAGTCCAGCCTCCTTGTACGAGTTCACCAGCCGCAGCAGGTCAGCCTCAACTTCACGCTCGGCACTCGTCAAGGACAGCAGGCGCAACTGATCCTCCAGGTCGCGCGTGAAGTCAGCCACCTGACGATCCAGGTCAGCCCGAATCTTCCGCTCCGCGTTCTGGCGGACCAGCAGATCGAGTTCCTCGATCATCAGTCGCTGCTGGTCATTCTCAGCCTTCACACTGTCCTGCACCAACTGACGCTTGAATCGCTCGGACGCGATCTCCTGGGCAGCGAGGACAGAGCGATCAGCAGACAGCAGGTTGATTCGCTGCTGAGACTCGATCTCCTCCTTCAACTGGATCAGTCGCAGATCGCCCAGAGAGAGAACGTCTTCCTGCTGAGGCAACTGGCCAAAGTCACGGCCCGCCGCCTCACGCTGGCGGCGTCGGCGG